GCCTAACTAGGCCAGCGGACAATCTGCCGTCCGCCAAAAGGCTTTCAGACAGTTGTCAATTCGATTCAAGATCGTCTTGGTTCGCATTGGCCCACGTAAGTGGACGCGTGTCGCGCGTGATGAAAGGGAAACCGGCTAAGCTCCTGTTTGAAAACGTTACTTTCTGTTTTCGAACAGAAGGGAGAATAGGTCTTAGCCCTGAAGGTACTTGAGCACCTACAGCGGTTGCAACGGAGTTGCGTTACCGGGGAACCAGGGAAGGTGGCGGTTAAAAGCGCCAGAACCCTAACCTGGGCTAGGCCGTAGCCTAAGGGGAACCCCGACCTTGCTGGATCAAGGTCATAAAAGTCTTCGGGCTGCTATTGGGAGAGGAAGCGAAGGGTAGAGATACCATAAGTAGTACCGCTAGTACCCTGACAAGGGAGCTCTACCAATGCCCGAAAGGGAAATGGAGTTCTGTGTATCGAAACGATCCACAGTGCTAGTGTAGTTGGGTAACGCCATCTACGAACCAATAGTTGAGAAATCAATAAGATAACATACAACTCCGGTTGTAGAGGTCCTTTGGCAGTTCAGTCTTAGTGTCCCGTCGTGACGTCGTAAGACCGATCGGTAGGCCGCTTAGGTCGAAAAGCCTTAGGGATGCCAGGCGGCTGGAAGGGGTGTGGCCAGTTAGAATACTGGGGCTCTTCGGAGCTGAGCTGGGACCTCCCGCGCGCAAGCAACACTCAATATAGCCAAGAGGTACCTTAAGGGGGGCGAGTACATTATGTACTGATGTCGCCAAAATAACCTCAAAGGAGATAACCCTCCTAGCCTACCAAGGCTGCCTGCGGCCCTTGGGATCCTTAACGGGGTCTCTGGGAAACCGAAGTCATAAAGCGGTTGTGAATTATCTTCACCTAGATTTTTTACAATGAAACTCCATCTACATCATCTCACGACGATTGTATCTGGAGCCCACTTTGTGTGGCAGACCACTGTAAAAGGTGGTCGAGCCCTGGGTGCGGGACTTGCAAAAGTCCTGCACTTTAGGGAGGGAGGGGCGACTTCTAGGTGGTACAACGCAATTATGGCTTACGCTAAATTTGTCGTGACGTTACAACGTCAAAACGGGTGGGCCTATGTGGTCATTTATCTTAAAGCCTGCTGTGTCCTGTTACAACAGGCTGCGGGGGGTTTTAAGATTGACAACACCCGTGACTTGAAATGTGCGGTCTCACGGACACGCTCTGGGATTCCTCGAGTTATCCCGCCGCGGATGCGGAGGGCTGTGCAGTCTAAGGACATCTGGACGATTCGTATCTGGCTAACTCTATTCCGCCTATATCAAGTAATTGACATGCGGTGTACTGTAAAACTAGAATCGATCTCAGCTCCGAGCACCATGGATATCGGGATACTCTTGGATTGGGCTAACTTCTTAAACGCTTTTGTGCCCTGCTTCTTTCGTGAGGTGGGGTATTTTAAAGTAGCCAACCGATGGCCTTGGTCACCAGGTCGAAACATCCGAAAGGATGCAGCAGTTACTAATACCGAGTCCTATAACGGGACTCCGGCTACCGGTTTACCGATAGCTGATCAAGTGCTTGCCTGGTTACTGCCTAAGGGTTGGGAAGGGGCCTCTTGGGGCTTACGACCTAAACTGATGGCTCTGTTAACTTCATCGCCGAATACGGGGGGAGTTAGGACGCCATTTATCCTTCCTGCGAAACTTCACGGGAAAGATAATTTGGTCTCTCCGACTTCTATAGGAGCCGTGTTTTCAGATTGTTGCGCATGGAAGAATCCAATGCGTGACACGGATCTGGAAGCACTTCGTGGTAACCTGTATCCAATCTTAATTGATTGGTTGCGCCGCGTGGAAGATCGGGCAATCACTCGACTCTTCGAGCTCTTCGATAAGATGATGGGGGGTACGAGACCGTTGGTCGGTCCTTTAGAAGGCTACGGCCGACTACAAGGACTGGGGAAACTAAGTCTCAAGCCTGAACCTGCGGGGAAGACCCGTGTGTTCGCTATGGTGGATAGTGTGTCGCAAATGGTTCTGAAACCGGTTCATGATCGACTGTTCTCTCTTCTTCGAGTAATCGAACAAGATGGGACCTTCGATCAGATGGCTCCAGCTAAACGTCTCGTGGCCAAAGGCCTAACAAGCTTTTGGTCATTCGATCTAAGTTCGGCCACGGATCGTTTTCCGATCTTGCTGCAGCACACTGTGATGGGTCTCTTATTGGGCCCGGCTATGGCGTCAGAGTGGGCTGCATTACTTGTAATGCGCCCGTATCTCGTACCCGCTGGTCACGATCAAAAGATCAAACCCTTCAAGGTGCCTAGTGAAGGTGTTGTGACGTATGGTGCTGGGCAACCTATGGGGGCTTATACCTCCTGGGCTGCCTTTTCGCTAACCCACCATATTCTCGTCCAATGGGCGGCTTATAAAGCGTATGCTAAAATTAGCTGGTTCAAGGATTACGCCTTACTTGGGGACGATATCGTCCTCGCGGACGCTAAAGTGGCTAGGGAGTACTTGCTTCTTATCCGAGCAATCGGAGTGGAGGTTGGTTTGGCGAAATCATTGATTTCGTCGAATGGCTCTTTCGAGTTCGCTAAGCGAACCTTTATTTGCGGCCAAGACGCCTCTCACGTAAGTCTCCTCGCCTTGGGGGCCGCGAAAGCGGACCACTCGGTCTTGGAGCAGTTGTTGAGTCGCCTTGGACGTGAACTTTCCGCAATGCAAGCATTGCGGATTGGGGCTAAGGTCCTCGGTTATGGGTACCGAACGGTGGCACGGCTGCCAGCCGTGTTATCGACTAGGTCCCGTCTCCAGGGTATGGCAATTCTTCTAACCCGTACAGGAAGCCCATGGGGCCTGTCCGTAAGGGATTGGTTCCTACAGGCATCGCCTGGAAAGGTAAGGGAGATAGCCGATCGGTTAGAGATGAAAGTCTCCAAATCGGTTTGGGTGAAACTACAAGGCAGCCTGCTGGCATCACTTAACGCGCATCTGCGCGGAATGGCAAAGGTCCGTAGGTCAGATGCCTACGGTACCGGCGCCACAGTTATGGATCCAGGAAACTGGCACCTCAACGCGTGGGAATACTACGTGGTGGGGTCCATACTGAGTGATATGCGGGCTCGCCTTGGAACCATCCAAGAACGGGTGAAGTCCTTGGTCCAGCCTACCGTATTAGAGCTTAATGCACTATACGAGGAGATTGACGTATTACGGGAGGAGCT